GCTAATTCTTCTCCCCCTGCCTTTGTTGCACTATATGGGTTGGTAGAATTATATCTATCATTCTCCTTATACTTAATTCCGTTAGGTGCTGGCCCAAAAATCTCATCTGTACTAAAGTATATGAATCTCTCTAAATTCTTACAAGTTCTTGCAAACTCCAAAATATTACAAGTTCCAACCACATTATCCAATACAAACTCCATAGGATAATCAATACTACGATCAACGTGTGACCCTGCTGCTAAATGTAGGACTGCATCAACTTCCCCTATATCGCTACGGATAAGTGGATTAAGTTCTGCTTTTAAATCATGATGAACTATCTTAACTCTCTTTCTTACCTCTGGGTCAAATGACATCATCAAATCATTTAAACGATTCAAATTACCACTATAATCCAATCTATCTAAACTTACTATCTGCCAGTCTGTATTTTTAAGTATCTGTCCAATCAAATGATGAGCAATGAACCCTGCTCCACCTGTAATCAATACTCTTTTCATCGTGTAATCAACTCTTCTGATATTATAACATAATTTATGCAATAAGAAAACCCCTAACTTTTAGTCAGGGGTTCGGTAAACTGTTAAGGTGGATGTGATGTGTAAATGCTAATCAATTAAAACCTCCTTGCATATTCGTTTGCATATATGTTGGTCTTCTTCACATTCGATTAGGCACTCATAGTATTCTGTGATTAAATCGTTATCTTGATCTGATGACCCTACTAACTGATTAAAAGAAATTAAGTTGTGCATAAATCGGACTCCTATCTACTGGTTCATAATATAGAGATTTAAAGCATCTTGTATCTCCAATTCTGTAGTTATTTATGTGTTGATACCCTAAAAATTAAGATTTTGTTAATAAAAATTTATGCCTACTCACCTACTTTGTGTATGACTGGTTTCTCTCTTGTTAGTATATTATAGAGATCCATATTGGTTGCACATGATACAGGATAGAACTCTGCATTTGGATCAAATCCATCATACCTCTTTGCCTGATTAATCACGATAGAACCATCTTCTCCTGATACTGATCTATGAAATGTACCACGAGGAATGAATAATGCACCATTGTGTACATTCAGATTTACAATGTGATAAGGATACTTCCACTTATAATTTACTAACTCAAATGTACGTTGTCCTGATACTACTCTATTGTAATCATCTTGAAAACTGTGAATGTAAAACTGCTTTGCTCCCACACTATCATTTGGTGGAGATACTGCTGCTCCTGTGTGAACCACAAGATCAGAAGCATTTGACTCCTCCACACTTATATCATAGAATATAACATCCTCTGTCTCACGAAAGACAACGTGTTTTTTGTAATGAACATCACTCATTTATCGCCATTTTGATAAGGGTTTGGTATGTGGATTTTCTAAACTTCTAACGTATTCTATTACTTCATCACGAATTGAAATCATTTCATTAAAGCAATCTTGATTATATGCACAACCACGAAGTTTTGTATCGGGTTTATATAAGGATTCTAATAAAAGAGTTTTACCTCTATCCCATTTATCTGCTTGGTTTTGATCGTGCATTTTGTTTTTTTATTATATATTAGTTCCAATTATCATCTGTGAAAAAATCAGCAGTAACACTTACAACTGTAGCGTTAGGGTTTCTTGCAAGGGCAACTCTCCTTGCTTCATCATAATCACGAGCATGAACAGACTCATTGAAAGTCTTTCCAGCCACATAAAGTTCAACTTTACACTTCATTAGAATCCTCCGTTTTTTCTAGCGTACTCAAGAATACAATATGTACAAAATCCACTAAAGGAAATTATAATAATTGTTGCTAATAATCCTTCAATCATAAGGTTTCTCTAAACTACCCCTTCATTATATAAGATCTAATATGTTTATGCAACCCTCTTGTTTATCTTTGGTAACTGGCACATAATCTTGCACACGTTTCTGAATTAGACTACCATAGTCTTCATGTAGTTCACATCCTATGTAATCTCTACCAAGTGCCTTCGCCACCATTGCTGTAGTTCCTGATCCCATAAATGGATCTAAAACTATGTCTCCAACTTCACTCCCTGCTTTGATACAAGGTTCAATTAAATCAGGTGGAAATGTGGCGAAATGTGCTTCACGATATGGTTTATTTGTTACTGACCAAACAGACCGTTTATTTTTCCGTTCATAAGACTTGGTAAGACCACTATGAGGAGATAACCCAGTGCCAGGATTATGGTACTTACCTTTAGTGCGATCTCTTGTTCCCCAGTCTTTTGCGGGTTCTTTAATTGCTTCATTGTCGTAATAGTATTTTTTATTTTTACTGAATAGAAATATGTATTCATGTGATTTAGTGCATCTATCTTTCACACTCTCAGGCATAGGATTTGGTTTATGCCATATTATATCCTGACGTAGATACCATCCATCATTTCTCATTGCGAAGGCAAAGAGCCATGGGATTCCAATAAGGTCTTTTTCTTTGAGTCCTTCGATTCGATTTCCTCTGCGAGGACACATATCTGGTAAGTCTTGTCTAGTATTTGAGACACTTTGTTTTGGTAGTCCTTGTCCTTTTCCAGGTCTGTAGTTATAGTAACTATCCCCAAGATTAACCCAACAAGTTCCATCATCTGTAAGCACATTGCGAACCCCTTTAAATACGTTTACTAATTGATCTATAAAATCATCAGGTGTTTGTTCCTGTCCGATTTGATTTTCTTCTCCTCCATAATCACGAAGTCCGTAGTATGGTGGGGATGTAACACACATTCTTGCCTGTTCATCAAATTGTTTAAGTGTCTCACGACAATCCCCAAATAGAATTGTATCCCTCATCTTGTTACTGTAACTGTTGCTGCTTCGCCTTTGTTGAAAATTGTATCAACAACTGCTTCGACCTTTCTTGCGGTAGTGATACCTACCTTAGAATATACTGGTACACATATCATACCATAGATTTTGTCCTTTGCACCCTTGCGGATTACACGACCAATCGTTTGACTAATTGTGATGTAGTCCATTGATCTCATAAACAAAACTGCCTCAAGACCATGAACATTGATACCCTCTGAAAGTATGCTGTGATGTAGAACAACAAACTTTTTGTTGGGGTCTTTACCCCATGCGTTAAGTGTATTAAAGAACTCTTCTCTTGTAACTTTTTCACCATCAACAATCGCACCTGTCTTGGTCGTGATGGTCATCCAAGAGAAACCTCTATCTGCTAATTCACTCACAAAGTCTGTGAAATAAAGCAATGAAACAATTTGCTTAGTGGACTTTGCACATATCAAAACTTTGTCTTTCTGTATATTATCTATGGACTGAACCATTTGCTCACAATCACGTTCAGCAACCAACTCATTTTTCTCCAAGATTCTTGACTTGTAAACTTCAACCTTTGGTGGTAATATGTAACCTTCTCTGACTAACTTTGGTGCAGGGACTTGGCAGATCACATTACCATATACCCTTGTCCAGTTCATACCTGCCTTACTAGGTGTCAGACTGTGCTTTGGTGTTGCTGTGAAGAAGTAAGCACGTGTGAATATACTTGTTGCGAGTTCTTGTGTAGGCACAAAGAAGTTTCTCTGTGTACTGTTGTGTGCTTCGTCAAAATATACTGTATCAATCGTAATCTGACTTTCAACCAATCTATGTAAAGAATGATATGTTGTGAATATTAACTGATTTCTACCATTGTTAGCATTATGGAAGTTGAACTCACGAATCTTATCTACCTTAGTAGTGCTGAAATGATGTGTCTCTCCACTATGCACGTGCATCACATCCACTTCGGGATCTGTGATGAACTCTAAGAACTCTGCACTTAACTGATTTGCTAGTAGGATACGAGGTGCAACGACCACTATGGTATGTTGAGGGAACTTTGAGAACTCTCTCATTGCATCATGTATCATACAGATAGTCTTACCACCACCAGTAGGTACAATGATTTGTCCCTTATCATGCTTCTCCATTGCATCGAGGGCATCCTGTTGGTGTGGTCTTAATTGCATCAAATTCTCATAACGTACACTTATTATAACACAAAAAAAGACCCCAGAGGGGTCTTGTGTGACGGTTTTGTAATTGGTTCTTTAAGTACTTATAGTATCCCTTGAAGACATACAAAGGTATGTATAAGTTTTCATATTTACGCTGTTGTATTAGTTACCTTTTTCCAATCAGACCCATCATAGAAACATAATGTATTCAAATCAGAATCGTAAACTAAAGCACCTTCCGACATACCAGTTAAAGAACCTCTCTCTGATGTTGATACTATAGGTGGATACATATACATTCTATTTTGTTCTGCGGTAGGTATGACCACATCACTATTATCTCTACCAGCGAATCTAAAATCAACTGCTGCTGTTAATGAGGTAGTTCCAACTCCGACACCATTAAATATCGCCTTACCATACCGAACATCTAGTGCATTAGCACCCTTTGAATTGATTGGAAAGGCTGTGCCGATTGCAACAACATTATCAATATCTACATTTA